AGGAACCCATATTTCCTGCTAACGCACGCCACATAAGGGTTTGAGGGGTGTTTTGCTGAAATTTGTTAACAGGAATTTTTGCTGCTATTAACGCTGGGGGCTTTGAGAATCAATAAGTTAGCTTTTTTGTTAATAGTATTTACTATTTTTCTATATAACTATATAGTAAAAATATAAAATAAGATAAAAAAGAAGGTAAAAAAAAGTATATAGGGGAGTATAAGGGAATTGCTATTAACGTATTAACGCCTGAAGGGGCTGGTGTGATTTTTTTTTATTTATTATGATTCCAAATTCAACCGATGATTTTAAATTTCCACAAATGAAAATAATTACTTATCTTGTGGAAGCAAAGTCAAGAAAAAATGAATCGACAAGAATTAATCAATACTGCCGCCCTGCTCCTTCCCGATAGATTCATCTGGTTGACTTTGCCCTGTTATGCGGGGCGGCTTTTTATACATGAACCAACAAGATCAACCAACAATATCACAACCAATTTTCAATACAAAAAAATTACCTATCTTTGCCCTATGAAATACTTCACCCAAAAATCACTGAAAGACCTTCCAACGCCAAAACCAATTTTGGCCATAAGGGAAGCGCAACGAATAAAAGAAGTTTTTGAGGGTGAAGAAATCGAAGACAAAACGTTCAATTTGAACGGGACGAAATCAGAACAAAGCTATTCAGTTTCAAAATATGTGAAGGAAAATATAGCGAATAGTTTTTGAAAAAGCTTAAAAGCATGAAAAACAATATTGAGGAAAAAAAGGCGAGATTCATAGAAAATTACGTTAAAACTTTTGGTAATATATCAAAAGCTTGCGAAGCTTCCAACCTTTCGAGAACCGCATATTACAACGCAATGAAGGGCGACCCCGATTTCAAAAAAGCAATCGAAGACGCCGAGCCTGAAGAAGTATTTATTGACTTTGTCGAAAGTGCTTTAGTCCAGAAAATAAAATCTGGTTGCACTGCCTCTATAATTTTCGCCTTGAAATCGAAAGGTAAAAAACGGGGATGGATTGAACGAGTCGAAAACGTGAATTCAACTGCTTTAACCTTCGATCCCGAAAAATACGAAAAAGTTCTTAAGCAGCATTTCAGCGGGGAAGGTGAGGAAAAGGGCGAAGAATCCTAACTTATTTCAGATACTTTATGCTTAGTGTCAGTGAACATGAAAAATAATGTTTTCAAAAAAACAAATAACGGTCATAAACGAACTGGACCACGGGGATAAAGAAGAAGTCCTTTTCGGCGGTTCAGCGGGAAGTGGAAAATCATTCCTTGGCTGTTTTTGGCAAATTAACCGACGCATCATTTACCCCGGAACACGGGGACTTATCGGAAGGGCTAAGTTAAAAAACCTTCGCCTTACCACAATGAAAACCTTCATGACCGTCTGGTCTGAACTGTTCGAAAAGCACCAAATTGGAATCACCCTTTCCATTAACAACCAAGACAACGTTATATATTTCAGCAACGGGTCGGAAATTTACCTAAAGGACCTTTTCCTTTATCCCAGCGATCCTGAATTTACATCGCTGGGTTCCTTGGAAATTACCGATGCGTTCATTGACGAAGCGGGCGAAATAACTCGCAAGGCGAGGGATATTATCACTTCCCGTATCCGATACAAGCTGGTCAAATCCAAGCCTGCCTTACTAATGACCTGCAACCCTAGCCGTAATTTCATCAAAGAAGAATTCGTTTCCGACGAAAACGGAAACAAGGTAACACCCGCCAAACATCGTTTATTTGTACCTTCAACGCTCTATGATAATCCTAACCCTACTTTCGTACACACCTACGAAAAAAGCTTATTAAAGCTTTCCGAATACGACAAACAACGCCTTTTGTACGGTAACTGGGAAATGACCGAAAACAATAGCCCATTTTTTGACGCCTACAGAAAAAGACGGGACGAAATTATAACAGAAAAGGAACTGCCCATCTACAGCGAATACCCGCTTTGGGTGAGTTTTGACTTTAACTATAAACCCTGCACGGCCGTCATCGCTCAAAAGATAGACGAAGAAAAAGCTATTAATATCCTTGACTGCTTTCAAGTCAACGGAGGGACTGAAGAACTTTGCAAAGAATTGATAAAGTACTACGACTTCAATGAATTCGAAGCGGGTGTTAAAGTGTGCGGGGATACTTCAGGGTTGAATAAAACAAGCGTAGGGGGTAACCGAAACGACTTCGATATTATTCGAGAATACATACCGCTTAGTGTTAACGACATTGTCATGCCTTCTTCGCGTAACCGAAAATTTGTTTATTCCAGAACAATTTGTAACTACGCATTTGAACATATTAAAAATTTCCGTATAGAATCTACCGCCAAATCATTGACGAAAGATTTGGACATTGCGATAGTTCAAGACGACGGTAAGCTATGGAAAGATCGAGACAAAGGACAAGGTCAGGATGCGGGGGATGCTTTCCGATATTTAATAAACGCTTTGTTCCCGTACGGGGTCAAAGACATTAGAAAATTTACTCTATGATACCAACCAAACCAATAGTACTCGAAACGAAAAGCCGCCAAAGGTTCTATTTACTATCCGATTTGCACTGGGACAATCCTAAATGCGATAGAGTGTTACTCAAAAGACATTTGGACAAAGCACTTAAAGAAGGTGCGCACGTACTAATTAACGGCGACTTCTTTTGCCTCATGCAGGGAAAAGGCGACCCAAGGCGAAGCAAAGACGACATCAGACCAGAACACAACAAAGGAAATTATCTTGACGCTGTGGTAAATGATGCGCTGGAGTGGTTTGCGCCGTACTTTGGAATAATTAAGTTTATCTCATACGGAAATCACGAAACGACCATTATCAAACATCAGGAAACCGACATATTGCAACGATTTGTAACGCTCGCAAATTACAAAGGCGCTGAAATAAAGTTGGGCGGTTATGGCGGCTGGCTTAGAATTAAAATGATACGTTCTGAAAGTTACGGTACAAGTATTAGCGTAGTGATTAAATATTTGCACGGCTACGGCGGCGGCGGGATAGTTACCAAAGGGGTAATTCAGGACCAAAGGATGGACGCAAGGACCGAAGGCGCAGACGTCATTTGGATGGGCCACGTTCACGAATTGTACCACCATATCACAATGGTAGAATCTTACAGTATGCGATTGGATGAAATAAAATTAAAGCGAGTTCACCACATTAGAACAGCATCCTACAAAGAGGAATACGGAGATGGTTCACGGGGTTGGCACATCGAACGAGGCGCACCGCCAAAGCCATTAGGCGGGTATATAATGGATTTAGAAATATCAAAAGCTGGTTCTAAGGATAAAATTCCTTACATTGTAACTGATTTTAAAATGTTAGTGTAAAAAACAGTCAGGTGGCCTAATTGGTAAAGGCCCAGCATTGTAAGCTGGAGTATACAGGTTCGAGTCCTGTCCTGACTACAAAAAAAACATAAACTCATGCCGCACTACCTAATACCCAAAGACCAGCACAAAAGTAAAGGCCAACGTTGTTTGATTAGCCGTCCAATGTCGTTTGTTTTCAAAATTAACGAATCATTCAGACACCCAGATAGTGCCGTATCAGTCTCAAAAATATTTGGCTATGCCGACGGATTGCATCATCATCAAAACAGCTTTAGAATAGGTGTAATGTACAATGAAGCGAACGACAACGTAGCCATTTACGCTTATTATTACAACAACGGCCGCCGCTTCTTTCACGAGATAGGCCAAAGCGATTTTGACCAACTGAACAGTGTTGAGCTAACATTTAAAAAAAACATGTACGTGGTTGACTTGAACGGCCGCACTATTTATTTCACTCGTACCGGGAAGGTCAGAACCTACCCCTTGTTCCCTTACTACGGCGGTCAGCTCGCAGCGCCGAGGGATGTTACTATTTTTTTGGAGACCTTTTAAACCGCCACATAACTCACTAACCTCAAATAATAAATGGAAAAATTCGAATTAAACGGAAACAAATACACAGTTTTAGAACCTTCAGAAATGAACGTTCTTAGAAACAACGCCTTGGCTTTTTCAATCGAATCTCTGAAATGGAGGGTTGACCCGCGCGATCTTGACGCGTTCATAGTGGAAATCTTAAAAGACATTAACGCCTCGAAAATCGACCAAGCCAAATTTAAACTACAGTACCTTCAGGAACTGCGAAAACTTGACATAGCATACAACCCAACCATTGACGCTGTATGCCATTTTGTTTTACTGAATGACGAACCGATAGACAAAATCGAAAGCGAATATTACATCAAGAAAAAACTACTTGTTGAAAAGGACGACCAAATCAGGGATTTTTTTTTATCACTTGGGATAGCTTTCTTGAAAGGAACGAAAATTATTTCCGATACCTTCAAAGAATCGGATTACTTGAAGGCGCTCAAAGTAGCAAAGGCGAACGAGGACTACCTGAAAGAAAAACTA